CAGGGGGTAGGTTCTCACCTGCCCACGATGTCATCTGTGCGTATTCATCAGAGCCACCGGCCATGCTTTGAATCTCCATCACTTCCCTATCGGAAAGGTCAGGTACTTCTGTAGGTGCAGCATCATTTACTGCTTGCATCTCCATGTAGGTTTGAACAAGATCCTTGGCATCCATACTGCCTAGCTTGTCCATCATCTCTGCTGAGATGGTGCCATCATTAGCGTAGAACTCTTTCGATGCTTCACCGATAAGTGTCTGTGCTTCTGTTAGTTCTTCATCTTGTTTGGGAACCTCACTCTCTTCTTCTTCTTTGGGTTCAGAGGTAGCTTCGTCATCTCTTGGTTGTCCAAGTTTTTGTTGGAGTTCCATGTAGGCTTTCTCCAACTCTTCTGCATCTCGGAACTTTCCGGCGAGCATGTCTTGCTGTTCTGCCTGAAGCTCTTCACCCACTCGAAGAGAGTCAAGCTCATCTTCAGTAAGTACGTCAGGATCCCTCTCAGTATTGACTGTAAGTTCTGCCATCAATGTCCTCTACGATTAAGTTTCCAAGACCCACCCGAGTTACTTTCTGACCGCCGACTCGGATGGGTGGGTTAGCTCCGATGCGATCTTTCTGTGCGTACTTATTTTCCGGGGGCTTCCCCGCCGTCCCCAGGCTGTTGGGGTCCGGCTTCACCGCCGCTTGGCGGCTCGGAGTCTTGCGGGGTTTGCGTGGCCGACTGGGTTTCATTTTCTCCATTAGATAATTCAGGGTTTTTACTTGGGTCCATCATTGGTGCAGATGCCAACTGACCAGCCTGCTTAGTCATCTCTAACTGTTGCTGTTGTTGCATCTGTTGTTGCATCTCACCCTCCATAGTTTCTGGAGACTTGATGAGATTCAGGTAGTCAATACCTTGTGAAGCAGCGAGTCGTTTGATGTACTCAGTTGCATCCACATGTTTGACCAATGCTTCTGGTCCCATTGTTTGTGAGATGGTGGTGATGAACTGGATGAGAGACTCACGATCCTGTCCCCTACCTAGTGCTTGTACACCAGCCACAATCTGTGGACTGACTAAGCCTTTAGGTAGTGATGGGATCTGTCTGCTACGTGTCAGTACATTCATCACGCGACTCAGGTATGGCACCAGGAACTCAACAGTAAGGAGACTGAACAGTCCACCTAGTTGTTGTTCCAATTCCATCTGAGTTAGTCGTACTTCTTCTGCAGTAGTACGTTCTGACTGTCGAACATTCAACACAAGGAATGCATCTTGGATGCGTTGTCCTAGTTGTGTTGCCATGTCCCATGCAGTCTTAAAGTCTGCGGTCTTACCGACCTGCACAACACCTACATCTTCAGGTCTTCCCTGAATGATTGCACCGTTGCCTGCAGCGGCTAGAGCCTGTGGTTTAGTAGTCGATGATGGAGATACAAGGAAGATAACTTTGGCAGCCTGTGCAGCGCCTTCTACTAGGGCCTGAGAGAGTGCTTCGAGTGACTTAAGATCACCTAGGAACTCTTCAACCCTACCTCTTCCATAATTCTCACCGTCAACTTGATTGAATCTAATCGGGAACCACGGAGAACTATTCTTAGGTGCAGTTGATCTGCTACCTGGAATGATCTTGTCCATTGCTTCCTGATGCCAGACCCATTGGCCTGACTTCTCAAGTCTCGCGTAGGTATACACCTCAACGTCATCACCTTGTGGCTTGGGACCATCATCCCCAACAGCGTTGGGTTTAGGCTCAGGCAAGTCCTTACCTAATGCTTTTCTATTGATGATTTCTTTAGTAACAATCTCAGTTACGTTTCCGTTCCCGTCACGGTTAAGTACGAACCTATTGAATGGGTAGTTCTTCATCCCATCCTTGTCCATGTACAACAGGGCGTTGCCGGATACAATCAGATGCTTCAGTGCTTGATGGATAGCAACGCGATGGTTCTGTGCGTTGACATAATCCATGATCAGTCTCTCTGTCTTAGAGAAAGACAGGTCAAGCTCACTCCTTACTTCGGGAGGTAGCTCAACACCGATCTTGCTATCATTAATCTGAAGCTTAAAGAACGTAGTGCTAGGTGGCATCAATGCCATCATTAACTTTGCAGCTAATGTGACTACCGACTTAGCACCAACTGATTGCCAGGGTGTCTTGAGTTCTACATGACCACCCTTAGTTCCTTCGCCTTGTTCGTGAACGAGATAAGGTAACGTCAAACGTGAGCACTCCTTAGCTGTTGTAAGGAATGCCCCTCTCATAGAGGAGAGTTGATCGTATCTTTGTCTCGCTTTAATCATATGTTTACGCCATTAGATGGCCCACTTGTTCCTGTGTTTACTCCGGTGTTACCAGCAGACAACATCTGTCTGTTACTAGCACTGTTCTGTTGCGTACTCTTCTTACGCTTAGTTGCTGCAGCCACTGCTACCTGAGTTGGTTCGTTATTCAACTGCTGTAGTGGTGGTGGTGCAGGTGGCTTTGGTGGTGGGGGTGGTGGTGTGGACTGTGGCAGTGGTGGTGGTGCCGGAATAGGATCCGGTGCGCTTGGCGCTGAACCTCCCATACACATAGTTAATT